TGGAAGTCAGACATGAGCTCTGATAGCTTTCTTTCAAAAAATATTCGGCCTATGGTATTAATATACCTAACGTTTATATTTTCTGTATTAGCATTTGCTGACGGAAATATAGGAGAATTTAAAATAGCTGAAGCATACATACCTATTTTTCAAACGCTGCTTGTTACCGTTTACGGAGCGTACTTTGTAGGTAGATCTTGGGAGAAAGGTAGAAAAATAATGAATAATAATAACAAATAAAGTAGCTTTACGTTATTACGCGTAATTATATAATTAATAAAAACAAAAATTATGGCATTTAAAATGACACCAGGGATTAAAGGTAATCCCGCAATGAACAGGATAAAAAATCTTGGTGCTTGTGGAGGGCCAGGTCAACCACCGTGTGAACCTAGGTTTCAAAAAGAAGTAGAAGAAAAGCGAACGCTGGTTAAGGATAGAACTGCTTCATCTAGAAGCAAGTCTATTAAAGCAAAAATAAAACAGTCTCCAATAAAAGACGCTCCTATTAAACCAGCACCAGTGAAGCTTCAAATTAACTTACCTAAAGGATATGAGTTTGCAGATAAAAGGCAAAAGACGCAGTTCTACGCTGAGTTTGAAGAGGCTCTTGCGAATGGCAAGTATGAGACTCAGGAACAATTAGATGCGGCTGTAATGACACAACTTAAAGCAGGCCCATCAAAACCGGTCGATGAGGGACCTATTATAGTCAACCCTGGAAAGCCAGTTGTAGTGGCGCCTGTTAAAGGAGAAAAAGAAGCGTCCGCAGCATTGCCTGTAGCAAAAGTAAAAGCAAAATAAAAATTAACAATTAACAATTAAATTAAATCAAAATGAGTAAAGTAAAAAAAATGGAAACAACCGCAAAAGCAATTACCAAAGACGAGTTAAAAAAAGTTACGGATCTACAAACGGAGCTGCAATCTTATTTAGCTAACATTGGTGTATTAGAAGTGCAAAAAGCTAAAGCTATCTACCAAGTCAATATGCTTGAAAAAGATATGGACCAGGTTAAAAAAGATATTGAGGCTAACTACGGGGCTATTAATATTAATCTTACTGACGGAACTTACGAAGAAATAAAAGCGTAGGTTATGAAAAATGTTATAAGAAAAATTAGTATCGGGGCTGACTATAAAAACGAAGCAATGCATTACTCTGTTAAACAGACAGTTTACGGCGGTCACGAAATTTCTCATATAATATTCGATGAGTCTGATAATTCTTATAATATATTTATAAAAAAGGTAGACGAGGTAATGCCGTGGAAGAAGTTTAATTCTAACATGGCAATATCCGTTGAGTATGACTTGGAGTATTAATGCGGAGTATATATGATTTTATCGTAAAACCAGTCGGTAAAAGATACGATAACGAAGTAAAGGTCGGGGAGCATACCTTGGTGACAAATAGCTCTATAGAAAGTTTTAAGCATGTTAATAATATTGCTGAAGTAGTTGAAACACCCGCTGCTTTTGCGACGCCTATAAAGAAAGGCGACTTAATTGTAATACACCACAATGTATTCAGAGTTTTTTATGACATGAAAGGAACTAAGAAAAACAGTCGGTCATTTTTAAAAGATGGTTTATTTTTTTGCAGCACTGATCAAATATATTTGTACAAAAAAAGCAAAACCTGGAAATCATTCGGAGACAGATGTTTTGTCGCTCCTGTAAAAAATAAAGACGTTTTAAGCAGCCAAAAAACGGCTGACCTTATTGGTATACTAAAAATCGGTAACAGCTCCTTAAAGAGCGCTGGAATCAATCCAGGGGACATAATAGGATTTATACCTGGTAGCGAATGGGAATTTGTTATAGATGATCAGATTATGTATTGTATGAAATCAAATGATATTGTTATAAAGTATGAACTCGATAGAAACGAAGAAGAGTATAATAGCCGCTGGGCGCAAGGCAATTAAAGAGTTAGTAAAGGTAGCAGAGGAAAAGATCGTTGACTCAGATGAAGATATATCAGCTGACAGACTTAAAAATGCTGCCGCTACTAAAAAACTTTGTATATTAGACGCCTTTGAAATATTAAATAGAATACAGGAGGAAGAAAGCATGATTAATGAAGCGACTAAAACCTCAGATAAACCTGCATTCAAAGGCTTTGCGGAAGGGAGATCTAAGTAATGGCTTACAAACAAGAGTTATATAGTATAGCCAAAGACTATATTAGACCACAAGCTATTAAGAAGAATAATCGCTATGCAAAGTGGAAATACGGTTATGATAAGGAGCATGATGTCGTTGTTATAAGTAAGACCGGTAAAATAGGGGATATATATTTAATAAGCGGAGTGCATATCGCATTGCCTTTATTACAAGATAAACCTATTAAAGGCATAAACAAATGGAAAGCAGCGGAATATCCAAAAGAGTTAAGTAAGATAAAAAGTGAGGCAGATTGGGTGAAGTACCCAAATGCTTTTAAAGAAAAGTGGTATGGGTATATTGACGAAGAGTTTAACAGACGCGAAGAAGGTTTTTGGTTTTATAATAAAGACGAGCCTACTTACATTACTGGTACTCACTACATGTACCTGCAGTGGTCCAAGATTGACGTTGGGCAACCTGACTTTAGAGAATCAAACAGATTATTCTATTTATTCTGGGAAGCTTGCAAGGCAGACAGTAGATGCTACGGCATGTGCTACCTTAAAAACAGGCGATCAGGATTTTCTTTCATGGCTTCCGGCGAGACCGTTAACCAAGC